CCGAACTACCAGGCACCTGAGAGAGACCCTGCATGACTGACGCGGTATTCGACTTCAAGTCAATCCGCCGCTCGCTTGAAAAGCAGGCGCAGAAGGTTGAGTTTGAGGAGAAGAACCCCAAGCCAGAACCGAACAAAGTCGTTTGGCATCCTCAGTACGGATATGGTCCTGTGCCGCTGTATGCTGCGGCAATTGCCCAAGCCGATCTGCAAGGCGTCCCTCTGCAAGGTATTCTGGAGGAAGCCTGTATTTGGGGCGTGAGGATCTGATGATCTCTTGCTCGCATTGGGGAATGTTCTTCGTTCCCGTTAATACCGGTGCAGCCAACTGCATGTACCAATATCTGAATTTTGGAGAGCTTTCATGAGCGAACTAATCCGCCAGCGTAAGCGCTTGGCAATGGGCGAGGGGCTTGTTGAGATCCCCGGCATCGAAAACCCGTTCAGCCAGGTCAAGGGCTCAGACATCCCGCGCGGCGAGATGAAGGACGGCCGGCGCAAGGGCTCGGATCAGGATCACGACGGGGACAAATACTGATGCCCCTCAAGAGCGGTAAATCCAAGAAAGCGTTCTCGGATAACATCAAAACCGAGATGGCTGCCGGCAAACCTCAGAAGCAAGCCGTTGCCATTGCATATTCTGTTGCTCGCAAGGGCAAGAAAAAGGGTAAGTGATTAGGGCCGTTTCGGTCCAAACTAGAGGAATTAGACGATGGCGCTGGGTAGGAAAACCGGCGGAAGGCAGAAGGGGACGCCGAACAAGCTGACCGGAAATCTGAAAGAGCAGATTCTTGAGGCAGCGTCGCGGGCGGGCGGTGGTGACATTGCCAAATATCTTCATGCCCAAGCGATTGCTAATCCAGGTCCGTTCATGGCGCTGCTCGGCAAGGTGCTCCCGATGCAGGTGACAGGCGAGGACGGCGGGGCCATCAAGCTCGAAACGATCCAGCGCACGGTCGTCAGTGCTAAACATACCAACGGCTGAGGTTTTTGTCCCTCTATTGCAGCCAGCCCGATACAAGGGCGCGCATGGTGGTCGAGGCTCAGGCAAATCGCATTTCTTTGCGGAATTGATGGTTGATGATCATTACCGCACTCCTGGTCTTCGTTCGGTTTGTATTCGAGAGCATCAAAAGAGCCTGAAGGACTCAGCCAAGCGGCTGATTGAGGACAAGATCCAGGCATTGGGACTTGGCCAGCATTTCGAAGTCCAAACTGACAAGATCATATCGCGCGGAAACGGGATCATCCTGTTCCAGGGTATGCAGGACCACACGGCGGAATCGATCAAGTCTCTTGAGGGCTTCAACCGTGCATGGATCGAAGAGGCGCAGACGCTTAGTGCTCGCAGTCTCTCGATGCTGCGACCTACTATTCGCGCCGAGAGCTCTGAAATCTGGGCCAGTTGGAATCCCAGGCGCAAGGTTGATGCCATTGACGAGTTCTTACGCGGTCAGCCGCCGGAAGGATCAATCGTTGTAGAGGCCAACTGGCGGGACAATCCATGGTTCCCGTCTGTGCTGGAGGCCGAACGCCAGCTTGATCTTGAACGGTATCCAGAGCGCTACGGGCATATCTGGGAAGGCGAGTATGCGAAGGCGTTTGAGGGGGCTTACTTCGCGACGCTGCTAAGCAAGGCCAGGCTGGAAAAACGCATCACGCGGCTTCCTGTCGATCCCATGATGCCAATCCGGGCGTTCTGGGATCTTGGCGGGGCCGGTGCCAAGGCTGACGCGATGGCGATCTGGCTGGTGCAGTGGATCGACCGCGAGATTTGCGTGGTGGACTACATCGAGGGTGTCGGTCAGACGCTTTCGTACTACGTGAACGAGTTGAGGCGGCGCGGATACGGCAGCGCAATATGCTATCTGCCACATGATGGCGTTGCCACTAACAATATCACCGGCAAGCGCTACGCCGATCACCTGATGGATGCCGAGTTCGACGTGCATACCGTTCCAAACCAGGGGGCGGGGGCCGCGATGATGCGAGTTGAGGCGGTCAGGCGCATACTGCCGCGTTGTGTGTTCGATGAGACCAAGACGGAATCGGGCAGGGATGCCCTTGGCTTCTATCACGAGCGCAAGGACGAGGCGCGCAATGTTGGTCTTGGGCCGGATCATGACTGGTCGAGCCATGCTGCGGATGCGTTCGGACTGATGGCGGTTTGTTACGAGGGCTCGGACAAGGCCATGACGATTGACGGGCTATTTGACAGCGGCTGGTCTGACTCTACTCGCTCCAGCATTACGGGATATTGATGTTTGACGCCGCCACCTTGCGCGAAGAACTCGCGGTCATGGAAGACAAGCTCAAGCAGAACCCGCGCAATGACGAACTGCTGAACCGATACATGATGTATGCGCGCAAGCTGCGCCAGAAGGAATTTGAAGAGAATGGCTATGTTGCCGCGCGGTCGAGCGTAACGGGATATTGATGAACGATCTCGCCGCCGCTCCCGTAATGCCGACTGGAATGTCAGCGCAGAACCCGGAAGGCGTTGCCCAGACTGCTCAGCCGGCGGGACCCGATCAGGAGCACATTGCCAAGCTCAAGAAGTGGATCGACGCGGTAAACATCGCTGACGACCTTGATGATACCCTGCTGACCACGATCGGCGCGCGGGTTGTCGAGGAATACAAGATTGACGACGCTAGCCGGGCTGACTGGAAAACCAAGACCCAGGAAGCCATGGACCTCGCCATGCAGGTCGCAAAGGAGAAGTCCTTTCCGTGGCCCAAGGCAGCGAATATCATCTATCCCCTGGTGACGACGGCAGCGACGCAATTCGCGGCTCGTGCCTATCCCGCGATCGTCAACGGCAGAAGCATCGTCAAAGGCGTTGTGGTGGGCCAGGACAAGGGCACGCCGCAGATTGGCCCTGATGGCACGCCGTTAATGCAGAACAGCCCACAAGGCCCGCAGCCGGTCTGGGCTATCCCTCCGGGTGCCAAGCGGATGAAAGCCGACCAGATCGGCGATCATATGTCCTGGCAGCTCCTCGACGAACAGCCGGAATGGGAGCCTGAGACTGATCAGCTCCTGCATTTGCTGCCGATCGTGGGCTGTGTGTTCCGCAAGAGCTATTTCGACCCCGCAAAGGGCCGGAATGTTTCTGTGATGGTTTCGCCGATGAAGTTCGTCGTGAACTACAACGCGAAATCACTGGAAGTTGCAGCGCGCGGCACGGAAGAAATCGAGTACTATCCTCGCGAGATCGAGGAAATGCAGCGGGCCGGGACGTTCAAGGCGCCAAAGACGCCGTATGGCGAGGCCGAGGGTGCACAGGGCGACCGCGACAAGCCGCACGAGTTCCTTGAGCAACATCGTTATTGGGATTTGGACGAGGATGGATATCCTGAGCCGTACATCGTCACCGTCCACAAGTCTTCGCAGCAAGTGGCGCGCATCGTCGCCCGTTATGACGCGGACGGGATACATTTTAACGCCCGCACGCATAAAATCGCTAAGATCGAGCCTGTCCATTACTACACCAAGTACGATTTCATCCCGAATCCTGACGGCGGGATTTACTCGGTCGGATTTGGCCAGTTGCTCAGGCCCATCAACGAGGGCATCAATACCGTCCTGAACCAGATGCTGGATGCGGCAACGCTCCAGAATGCGGGCGGCGGCTTCATTGGCAAGGGCTTGTCGATGAACTCCGGCGCTATTCGCTTCCAGATGGGCGAATACAAGTCCGTCAACGTCTCCGGTGGTGTGTTGAAAGACAACATCATCCCCATGGACTTCAAGGGGCCATCTCCGGTCCTGTTTGAGCTCCTGGGTTTCCTGGTTGAGGCCGGCAAGGAAATCGCGGCTGTCAAGGACGTACTGACGGGCGATCAGAAGGCGTCCAACGTGCCTGCGACTACCACGCTCGCCCTGATCGAGCAGGGCCTGAAGGTCTTCACGGCGATCTACAAGCGTGTTCACCGGGCTCTCAAGAGCGAATTGAACAAACTTTACCGGCTGAACCGCATCTATGGTCAACAGGAAATGCAGTTCGAAGCCGGCGGCGAGTGGCAAACGGTCCTGAAGCAGGATTATCAGACCGGATCAGGTGTCCAGCCCTATTCCGACCCGTCGATGGTGTCGGACATGCAGAAGATGGCCCGCACGCAGTTCCTGTTGGGCTTCTTGCCGACACCGTTCGTGAACCCAATCAAGATCCTTGAGCGTGCTTTCGACGCGGCCGAGATCGAGAACCCGGAAGAACTGCTCAATGAGCAGCCGGCGCCGAATCCAGAGATAGCGGCGAAGGGCATGGAGCTCGAAATCAAGGGCCACGAGGCGCAGGCTAATTCCAAGTTGAAGGATGCGCAGGCTGTTGCGGCCTATGCCAGCGCGATCAAGTCGCTGGCGGACGCTGATGCGGCTGTTGGTGCGCAGCATCTGGCTTGGCTCGATAAGGTTCTGAAGGCCCATGAGATCGAGGTTGATGCTGCAATGGCGCCAACCAAGGGCGCGGATGGCACGAGTAAGCCATCAGGAACGCCGCCGAAAACGCCAAAGCTGGCGCATCCGATCGTTCCCGGCATGTCGAACAACGTGCAGCCTGACATTTCGGACACGGATCAGATGGATGGCGGACTCAAGGGCGATCCAGACGGGAATTTGAGGATGGACCCGGATAGTAAGTTCGCTGCCGACCATGCGACGCCTGCGCCGTGAACATCTCGAAAGAGCAGTTCAATCTTTGGAAGCACGATCCGGTCAGTAAGGTCTTTCTCGCATTCCTGAAGGACAAGCGGGAATTCCTGATCACCAGAGTTTCAGAAATGTGGGTTGACGGCGCGGAAGTACCGCCGGCAATTCGAGGCCAAGTCATTGAGCTTGGCGAGATAGCATCGCTCGAATTCGAGGCGATCGAGGCATTCTACAAACCAGAGGAAGAAGATGTCGCTGAACCCCAAGGTTCTGTCGGTTAGTCGCGTCGAGTACATCCCGGCTCCGTGGTCGGGCACGAACAAGTCAGGATGCACCCCGGTTGGTGATCGTGTCTTGATCCTGCCCGATATCGCAATGACCAAATCGCAGGGCAACATTGCCCTTCCTGACGACGTTGTAGAGCGTATGCAGCTCTCGGCATCCTCGGGCGTCATTGTCGAGTGCGGTGACGACGCATTTGTGTGGAATTCGGATCGAACCCGTCCGTTCGGCGGCTACAAGCCGAAGCCGGGCGATCGGGTGCATTTCGAGAAGTATGCCGGCAAGG